CTAAAGCTAAAAAGACTGGCCCAGCTAAAGTTAAACACGCAGTAACAGCATCCGGTAAACGAAGAAAGACTGGTAAAAGTACCAAAAAGGCTTGACATTTGAGCAAAAGTATGGTATAATATATAGTATATAGTAACTAATGAGATAACCAAAGGGCCTCTATGAAACCTGAAGATGAAACATATTATAATAATTACTTTGATATCTTTAACACAGATGGTTGGAAACAACTACTAGAAGACTTTAAAAGTAATGCAATTATAATAAACTCAGTTGAAGCAACAAAAGATGTAGATGATATGTTTTTCCGTAAAGGGCAACTTAACGTATTAGCACATCTAATAAACTTTGAAGCTATTACAACTAACAGCTTTGAAGACGCGCAGAACAATCCAGAAGATGATTAAGGTATACGATTTTAAGTGTACCAATGGTCACTACTTTGAAGAATTTGTAGACGCTGACGCTACAACCAGTAGGTGCGGTTGTGGTGCTAACGCTACAAGGGTCGTTTCAGCAACGCCATGCGTACTTGAAGGTGCATCTGGGGACTTTCCCGGACGGCACATGAAGTGGGTACGAGAACATGAACAGGCTGGACGTAAATAAAACTCCACAACCGTTAGGCGGAGAAGGTTAATAATATGGGACGAGCACAACTCGTAGACGAGCGTTCGGAAGAAGAAGAAGTTAACGACAACGTAGACACACTAGAAGCACCAGAGGATACAATTGAGTCTCCTGAAGAGGAGGTAGCTCAAGAAGCCTTACCAGAGAAGTATCAGAACAAATCCTTGCAAGAGGTAGTTCAGATGCACCAAGAGGCTGAGAAGCTCCTTGGTAAACAAAGCTCTGAAGTTGGTGAACTGCGTGGTGTTGTTGATGACTACATCCAGACACAACTCGCACAACAACAAGCACCTGTACAACAGCAAGAAGAAGACGATACTGACTTCTTTGTTGATCCAAAGACCGCAGTTAGCAGGGCAATTGAGAACCATCCTAGTATCAAGGAAGCTGAACAAGCTACCCAGCAGTACAAAAAACAAACAGCTTTGGCACAACTTCAAAGCAAGCATCCAGACATGAACGATATTGTCAAAGATGCTAAGTTTGCTGAGTGGATTAAAAGCTCTAAGATCAGGACTCAATTGTTTGTACAAGCAGACCAACAGTATGATTACGACGCCGCTGATGAACTGTTCTCACTCTGGAAAGAGAGAGCTTCTGTCGCACAACAGACAGTAGAAGTTGAGAAGCAAGCACGTAAGCAACAAGTTAAATCTGCAAGTACAGGCAACGCCCGAGGAACAGGTCAAACTCAACGTAAGAAACAATATCGTCGTGCTGATATTATTAAACTTATGCAGACCGACCCAGATCGTTATTCAGCTTTGTCAGAAGAAATCTTTCAAGCTTACGCCGAGGGTCGTGTTAAGTAGCCTAATCTAAAGGAGATTTATCATGGCGACTCAAACTTATCCCGGTACAGTAGGCGGTGGTTCCATTGTCAATAAGACAGCCGCAGCAACATTCATCCCTGAAATCTGGAGCGACGAAGTAATTGCCGCATACCAGAAGAACCTGAAGATGTCACCTCTCGTAAAGAAGATGTCAATGACAGGTAAGAAGGGCGACAAGGTACATGTCCCTAAGCCTATCCGTGGCGCTGCATCTGCTAAGGTGCAAGATACTGCGGTTAACATTCAGGCTAACGTCGAGTCAGAATTGCAGATTGAAATCAATCGTCACTTCGAGTACTCACGTTTCATTGAGGACATCGTAGAAGTACAGGCACTCAACAGCCTGCGACAGTTCTACACAGAAGACGCTGGTTACCAGTTGGCTCTGACGGTTGACACTGACCTGATGAACTGCGGTACTGGCTTTGGTGACGGAACGCTTGACCTCGCTGCTCCTACTGGTGCAGACTGGGTTAACAGTAACAGCTACTACTTTGACGGAACTTCTGGTCTGAGTGCGTTTGCTGCTTCTACTGTAGCTACTGGTGATAACTTCACCGACGCAGGCTTCCGTGAGGCTATCAAGCTTCTTGACGACGCCAACGTACCAATGGAAGATCGTTGCTTAATCATCCCACCTGCTGCTCGTAAGACAGTAATGGGCATTGAGCGTTACGTATCTAGCGACTTCCGTGATGACCGCACTGTTAAGTCTGGTCTGATTGGTAATGTCTATGGTGTTGACATTTACGTTTCTAGTAACTGTCCTACGCTTGAGACTAACGTTCGTGGTGCTTTGTTCTTCCACAAGGATGCTATCATCCACGCAGAGCAAATGAATGTACGTTCGCAGACTCAGTACAAGCAAGAGTACTTGTCTACTCTGTACACCGCTGACACCCTCTACGGTGTTCAAGTGTATCGTCCTGAAGGCGGTCTAGTACTAGCTGTCTTTGACGAGTAAGGCTCCACTGGCCCCTTCGGGGGCCTTTCTTATTTCTTGTTTGTTTTAGGAGTAGCTTATGCCGATTTATAGGGGTGATGGAGGTTCAGGTGATTCGTCTACGGACGCCTATGCTTCAGAGATTGCCCAGTACGCACAAACAGCTACCGAGAAAGCAAACGAAGCTTCGGCCAGTGCAACGGCGGCTGCTAATAGCGCCTCTGCTGCTGCGGGTTCGGAGTCTGGGGTGGCGGCTGACGCTGCTGCTGCCAACCAAGCAAAGTTAGACGCACAGGCTGCACAAGCTGCTGCCGAGACTGCCGAGACTGGTGCAGAGACAGCCGAAACAAACGCAGGCACACAAGCCACGGCTGCTGCTGGAAGCGCAACTGCTGCTGCATCTAGTGCAACCTCTGCGGCTTCGTCGTCAGGTACGGCAGCTACGAGCGCATCTCAGGCTGCTACGGCGGCAATCTCTGCCAGTTCCAGCGCATCATCAGCACTGTCGTCAGCTTCAGCATCTAGTTCTAGCGCAACCAATGCAGCTTCTAGCGCCACTGCTTCAGCCAATAGTGAAACTGCTGCGGCAACATCAGCAACTAACGCAGGTACGTCAGAAACAAACGCTGCTGCAAGTGCGGCTATTGCACAGGCTGCACAGGAAGCTATTGATGGTTTGTACTTAGGCGCACAGGCGTCTGACCCTACCGTTGATCTTAATGGCGATCCCGTTACCGCAGGCGATTGGTACTTCAATACGACATCTAATGTGAGCAGGGTTTACAGCGGCTCATCTTGGTCTAATACAGCTAACGCAGGAACAGTTACTAGCGTAGGCGGCACAGGCACAGTTAATGGTGTCACGCTTACAGGCACAGTGACTTCTTCAGGTAACCTTACGTTAGGTGGAACTTTAGGAGGCATTACGGCCTCACAGCTTAACTCTCAGAACATTAGTCAGTGGACTAACGACAGTGGCTATATTACAGGCAACGAAACGATTACATTGACTGGAGCTATTACCGGCTCTGGCACGACTTCTATAGCAACAACACTGTCCACAGTTGACGGAGGCACATACTAAATGACTACTATTATTACTAAGAATGGCTCGGGTGCGCCCACAGCAGGGCAGTTATCCCAAGGTGAACTTGCGGTAGACCTAACCAACAAAGAACTCTACACCAAAGACTCTGGCGGTAACGTCATTAAGGTTGGAGGAACAGGGGGTGGTGAGGCAGGAACCTTTACAGACCTAACTGCAACTTCAAGCTTCACTTCTCCCGGTATCGACGACAACGCTACGTCTACAGCTATCACGATTGATGCTAATGAGAACGTTGGTATTGGTGAGACAGTTCCTTCCACTAAGCTAGACGTTTCTCACAATGCTGGAAACGGCAATGCTGGGCAGTTAGTAAAGATCACTAACACTAACACATCTAGCGGCACCGCCAAGACTCTAACTATAGGTACTGACAACTACTTTGCTTCAAACCCCGGAATGACTGTTGTTGCTGAAAACGGTCTTAGCTTTGGGGTAGGCGACGGCTCTGACTTAGCTGCCCAGCGCGATGTAGTCATCACCAGCAATGGAAACGTGGGTATTGGCGTGTCTGCTCCTGCCTCCAAGATGCACGTTAGAGACAGCCTGAGAGTTACTACATCAAGCACAGGCGACACGGCAAGTGACGGTGTTATTGTGTCCGTTGGGGCTAATGGTGAGTCTTACTTATATAACTATGAGGCGCAGCCTTGGCATTTCGGTACAAGCGGCACAACGCGCATGACCATCGACAGCTCAGGAAACGTGGGTATTGGTACGAGT